CGTCGACTCGGTCTTCGGTACGTCCCTGAGCCTGGACAAGGCCGAGGAGGTGTGGGAAGCGGTAGTGCAGGACCAGGAGACGATCCCGGAGCTGTCTGCCGAGCTTCAGCGCGTCGGCAGGACGAATGGATCCAAGAAGCTGGTGCTGACCGGCCTTAGGCAGTACAAGGTCGGAGCCCCCACGCGCCGGGCAGGCCGTGGAGACTCTAATGACCTCGTGATGCTCGATGAGATCCGTGAGCAGAGGGACTGGGAGACCTGGGCGGCGTCCGTGGCTTCGACGAACGCGAAGCCGAACGGCCTTGTGGTCTGCTTTTCCAACGCGGGCGACCCGGACAGCGTCGTGCTGCGCCAGCTCCGGAGCCAGGCCATCGCATTGATAGAAGGCACGACGGCTGGAGATTTCGGCGGGGACGTTGACGGCGCGACGCTGGGGCTGTTCGAGTGGTCGGCGGAAGACGGCGCGGCTACGGACGACATGGAACAGCTCGCGCAGGCGAACCCGGCACTCGGGTATGGCTACCTGACAGAGCGGGCGCTGATGTCCAACCGGCAGACGTTCCCCGAAAACAAGTTCCGCTCAGAGTGCATGTGCCAGCAGGTCGAGACGATCCTCCCGCAGCCGTTCCCGGATGGGGCGTGGGCGGCAGGGCTCGACATGCGGTCGACCATCGCTCCGGAGTCGGAACTTTTTTACGGCATCGACCTGTCATCGGATCGTAAGATGACGAGCATCGCCGTGTGTGGGATGCGTACAGATGGCAACTATCACATAGAGGTCATCGCCAGGCGCGTTGGCACGGCATGGTGTGAAGACTGGTTCCGGATGCGTGCCTACAAGAAGGATATGAACCTCGCTTTTCAGTCCCGCGGGGCTCCTGTCTCAGGACTGGCCGAGCAGATCTGCACGATCAAAGGCATTAACAGGATAGCGATTGAAGGAAGCGAGCTCACTGCAGGGTGGGGTCGCTTTTATGATGCGATCATCGCGAACGGAGACGAGAGCCGCGGAGGAATCCGCGTCTATCATCTGCAGCAGCCTGTCCTGGACCTTCCCGCCAAGACCATGCAGCTCCGGAACATCGGCGGAGGCATAGAGCTCCCCGACAGGGCCAAGAGCCCGGACGATATAGCGCCGCTTTTTGCGTGCTTCTGCGCATTCGCGGCGGCTACGAAAATACAGAAAGAAGAGAAAAAGATCTACGCCTCAGCTTATGCACAAGGGGCGCAGGTCTGCTTTGTTTGATAGAGAGGTGGAAAGATGCCGAATCTATTAGCAAGATGGCGGGCAGCATTCCGCCCGCAAGTTTACATCTACGGCCTCGGGTCAGACGCGCCGACGCAGGTGCTCAACTACACCGCGGCCAAGCTGTACCAGTCCCAGGACAACCTCAAGGCGGTCGTGGACTTCCTCTCGGCGAGCATCGCGCAGCTCCCGCTCAACGTCTACACACGGAACGATGAGACGGACAGGGAGCGAGATCGAACGAGCTCCGCGGCGCGGCTCCTGTGGCGCCCGAACAGCGCCATGACGGAATTCGAGTTCGTCCGGGCAGTCATGACCGAGTATTTCGTGTTCGGGACGGTCTACGTGCTCGTGCTGCCTGATGCGGACAGCCGGAGCGGCTGGCAGATGTGGCCGGTCCCCAGCGAGTGGGTGATTGAGACCGAAAGCAGGAACGCCTACGCGGCTGAGTCGATCACGGTTGTGGCTAAGAACAGCGGGCAGCCTGTAAAGATCCCCGCGACCGACTTCGTGCAGTTTAAGACCTACAGCCCTGGCAATCCCGGCGGCTATGTCTCGCCGATCAGCGCCTTGAGACAGACGCTCGAAGAACAGATTCAGGCGGGCAAGTTCCGGAGGCAGCTGTGGAGCTCCTCCGGCAGGCTGAATGCGCAGATTCTCAGGCCTGCAAACGTACAGCCGTGGGATGACCAGCAGCGTAAGCGGTTCATAGACGCGTTCCGGGAATCGTGGGGAGCAGGTGGGACCAAGGCCGGAAGCATCCCGCTTCTCGAGGACGGCATGGAGATCAAGCCCTTCTCTACGAGCTTTAAAGAGTCTCAGTGGATGGAGTCGGTCAAGCTGTCGCGCGAGGCCTGCGCGGCCGCTTACGGCGTCAATCCGTCGCTCATATGGCACACTGACACGCAGACCTATGCGAGCTCTAAGGATAACGCGAGAGCGCTCTATGCCGAGTGCCTCGGACCTGTCCTTCAGATGCTCCAGCAGAGGATCAACTCGTTCCTGCTGCCGATGGTCGGCGCGGATCCTGATCTGACTTATGTCGAATTTGATCTCACAGAGAAGCTCAAGGGCTCCTTTGAGGAGCGCGCGTCTATTCTCCAGGCGGCGGTCGGCGGTCCATGGATGACCAGGAACGAAGCGAGGGCAGACAATAACCTGCCGCCGGTCGAAGGCGGAGACGAGCTGATCGTGCCGCTCAATGTGGTCGAGGGCGGGCAGTCATCGCCGCAGGACACGCACATGGAAGAGCCGGAGCCGATGACAACGGAGCCTGCAGAGCCGCAGAAGATGCGGAAGAAGGCCGAAGCTGAAAAGCTCCGCATCAAAGCCCGCTCGACGCAGGAAGAGGACGAGAAGATGGCGGGAATCCTCCGGGCTTTCTGGAAACGCCAGGCGGCAGCGGTCCTGCCGAAGATCGGAGCGAAGAGCGCCAAGTGGTGGAACGAGGATCGCTGGAACACTGAGCTCGCAGATGACATCGAGCCGGTGATCAACTCTGTGGCGGATGCCCACGGAAAAGAGGTCGCAGAGGCGATCGGGTCGGAATACCGCACCGATCAGACCCGCAAATACCTGCGGGCCCTCGCAGAAGGACGCGCCAAGGCGATCAACGATTCGACCTATAAGAGACTGCAGGCTGCCATAGATGACGACGAAGACGAGGAGAACACTCCCGCGCATGTCTTTGAAGTCCGTGAGAGCAAAGATGCTGATGTCTTCGGGCGCTCGCTCGCGATCGGCGTCGCCGGATGGGCGGCCACGAAAGAAGCGCCGGCGCAGGCGGAGCAGCAGGGCTTCCATAAGACCGTAGAGAAGCGCTGGGTGACGGGAACGAACCCGAGACCCGAACACGCCATGATGAATGGTGAGACGGTGCCGATCGACGACACATTCTCCAATGGCTGCTACTGGCCAGGAGATGAGAATGGTGACGTAGATACTACTGCGGGTTGTAACTGCAGTACAGAAGTAATCATCACATTAAGTTAATAACTGGCCTTGATAGTCCGACGGGACGAAAACGGAATCCTCATCCGCTTCAAGGCCATTTATTTATGAGGGCATGACAATGGAGGGTTGTTGTGGGAAAGAAATATTGTGTTTATGTTCACACAAACAAGGTGAACGGCAAAAGGTATGTAGGGATTACTTGCCAGAGACCGGAAGACAGGTGGAAAAACGGGAGCCCATATAGGCGTTGTCCTTATTTCTATAAGGCAATACGAAAATACGGATGGAACGGCTTTATGCACGATGTCCTTTTTGACGGATTGACTAGAGATGATGCTGTTGAATGGGAAAGGCTGTTAATAAAAGAGTGGAAATGCGCTGAACATGACTACGGTTACAATATTGCCCTTGGAGGTGAAGGGCAAGAAATGTATTCGCTGTCAATGAGAAAGAAAATGAGCGAATCAGCACTTAAAAGAAATCAAGACCCTACTAAGTTCGCTAATATTTGCGAAGGTAACCGCAAAAGATGGGCAGATGCAGCCGAGCACGACAAAATCAGCAAGGGCCTAAAAAGCTATTATGCAAAGAATCCGGACCGACACGAGCGAATAAGTGAAGAACGCAAACGTTATTTCGCTGAGCATCCCGAAAAGAAAAAGACCCGTGCCGTTGTTCAACTGTCGAAGGCAGGCGAAGTCATAAAAGTATGGAGCAATATGACGGAGGCCGCTAAACAATTTGGAACAAACTCGCAGAATATTAGCGCTGTTTGTAATGGCCGCAGGCGAATCGCTGGGGGCTATTCATGGAGGTACGCAATGTGATACACATCATTACGGGCCCGCCATGCGCGGGCAAATCGACATACGTCAGAGAAAACGCCAAAGCCGGAGACCTCCGCGTCGATTACGACATGATCGCACAGGCACTGGGCGCCAAAAACAGCCACGCCGCCGAAGGTCTGATCAGGAAGGCAGCATTCGACGCAAGAGAGGGAGCTATAAACGCTGCTTTAAAGCAGCATGACTCTGAGTCCTGGATCATTCACACATCTCCGTCCGAGGAGCATGTGAAGCTGTACGAAGAGGCTGGCGCTGAATTCGTGGCTTTGGATCCAGGATACGACGTCTGCATGGAGAGGGCAAAAACAGACGGCCGTCCCCAGCAGACCATCGACGGGATAGAGAAATGGTACGCCGGCCGGAAAGGTAGAAACATGAAACACAAATACAAAGAATTCGCGCTGATCAAATCGGCCGATGACGCTGGGACGATAAGCGGATATTTTTCCACATACGACAGGATCCCGGACAGCTACGGCGACGTGATCGCGAAGGGAGCATTCACGGAGACGATCCGGAAGCGTAAGGAGAGCGGCCACCCGTTCCCTCTCTGCTGGAACCATGACCTCAATCAGATCATCGGTTCCGTAGATCCCGATGACATAGAAGACACCGACAAAGGCCCGCT